TTACTTAAATTACCAACCACCGACACCGGAGTTATCTGAAGCCGTGCTGTCAGCGGAAGAAGGCGATGTTGAGTCTCCACCCCCGTAAGACTGAGAATTATCAGAGTAGCCCCCGTAAGACTCAGCAAACGAATTAGTTGTCTCTTGTGTCTGTGCTTCGGTTGATGGCTGTGGGGCAGGAGCGCTTGTGTTTACACCTAAGTTAGAAGCTACAACAGCTGCTGCTTCTGCGTAAGACAAGTTCGGTTCAAGTGCTATTGTTTCATTAATCTGCTGTCCAACCGACTGAGCAATTGTTCCGTACTGCTGTGCTGTCAGACCCTCAGGAGCCAGCCCCGCTAAGCTGTTAACAATATCTCCCAATACCGGGTCTGTCCCTGCTTGCATATATCCAGCGAACTGTCCTGTTGTGTCAAACTGATTAGCGAGAGATTGGGATGCCTGTACCGTGTCTGGAGTAACGCCGAATAAACCTTGAAGGGCAGAAGCAGTAGGATTAACTTCATCTCCTAGAGTGCCCCCGTACAAGCCTACAACGTCATTAAGTTGGTTGGCATTAAGAGCACTTTGATAGCCGCCGAGAGCACCTCCCAGTCCGTAAGGAGCTAAGCTTAAAAGAGCTTGTACAAGAGGATTGTTCAGATTTTGAATATTGCCAAACAAGTCGTATTCTTGTGGGTTAAGGCCTGTGCTTGAATCATATCCGCTACTTCCTGTATCTCCGCCTATTGGGGCAGAGGGAGGAGGCTGAGTAGTTGCAGGAGATTGAGCAGGCTGAGCATAAGTGTTGCCTCCGTAATTAACCTGAGATGAATTACCATACCAGTCCTGCAAAGCCTGTGTGTCTAAGGACTGAGTGGGCAAGTAACCTTGATAGTAATTCTGAACCTGATTAAAGTACTCAGGGGTATATCCTTGAGTAGTTTGCTGCTTAAGCGAGTCAGGAAGCATATCACCAAATAAAGATGCTGTAATTTCAGCCATGATTAATCTTTCTTAGGACGACCAATATTGCGTTTTGTCGGTACTTGTTCAGAACTACCTACATCTTGTTCTTCTACAACTTCTTCATAGCTTGCGTGGGTACGCATAGTCTTAATATCATGCTCATGCTTGAACTCAAACACATTGCCTGATTGTGTGCATCTAAATTTAGCCATTGTGCTCCTCTACGTATTTAATTAGCGATGTAAAAATTCCTACATCTTCGTTTAGCAAGCCAAGCGCCGTGTTACAAGGGCTGCATAGTAACTTACGTATTTGTCCTGTTGTATGATTATGATCTACAACAAGACCTTTTATTCCCGCTTCAGACTCAGCTTTGCCACACACGTAACATTTATAGTCTTGAAGTCTTTTCATCTCTTCAACCTGCTCATGGGTTAATCCATAAGCTTGCTTTAACTTAGTATTTCTATTGGCGATATATCTCTGCTCTGTGGTCAGAGAATCTCTATACTTTTTAGTTCTATTTCTACCTTGTTCTGGATCTTTCCAGTAACGTTCTGCTCTTGCAGAATTTCTACATTCTTTACACCAAGATGTGTAACCATTCACTTTTTTCTTGTCTTTGTGAAATAAACTTACATCTTTATCTTGTTCGCATTTTGTACAAATCATAATTATTCCTTTAAGGGAGGAACGAAAACGGAGGGCTGCCGCACACACGGCCCTCCAGCGCGTCCTTAACTTCTTGCGAAGCGTGCTAAATTATACCATTATCAGCTTGGTACGGCCAAGCAAACAGCGGAGCCATCACGCAACTCGTCAGCACCGAACAGAACGTCAGCAGTGAACAAGTTAGCGAGCCACTCTTGTTTGTATTGAGTCTGAGTGCGAACACCCATTTGCTCAACCAACACAGCGAACTCTTTGTGGGCCAGCAGGCAGATACGGTCACCATCGGTAGCAGCATCAGCGTTGGTGGTCACGAACACGGGGATACCGTACACGTTACCAATTTCACCGTTGCGGATGGTGTTAGAAGCACCTGTCTCGCCCACGAAGGCTTGCTCGGTGAAACGAGCGATACCCATCAAGGTGTTGCGAGTGGAAGGAGGAACGATCAGGAAACGACCGTCCATAGGAACATCGTTGTCATCCAAGCGCTGGATCGAGCGGCGGATAGCAGCATCGGTCAGAGCACCAGCAGTACCTGTGTAGGCGGTAGAACCGTCAGCACCAGAGTAAGCACCAGTGTAAGCAGCAGTACCATCACCACCGTTAGCCTTACGGCCCAGCTGGATCAGAGTAGAGTCAACTTTACGACCCAAAGCGTAACCAGCGTCATCAGTGTAGAACTGACGCAGCGAGGCCAATGCCTGAGCTTCCACGATGTCTTCGATCAGACGCGAGTATTCCCAGTGTTGGTTGATAGAGACAGTCTTCTCGCCTTCGGTAGCAGCGATCAGGGTAACCTGAGTCGAAGCAGCCTTAGCAGAAGCATCACCACGAGTAGGTGCAGGAATGTGAACGGTGTCACCTTTCTTGCCCTTGAAGCTCATCTTCTTGACGAGGTTGGCAGCAACCAAGCTCTTCTTGTAAGCAGCGATAATTTCATCAGACCAGACTTCTGGAATGAAGTTTGCTGCGGTTGTAACGGTCACGTTGTTAGTACCTAAAGCCATTTTAAAATTCTCCTAAGAATTAATATTCAATTGTTGTTTGTTATTTGACCCTGCCATCAGCATAAGCAGACATAATTTCATCCTGCATAGCTTCATAACGGTTTGGGTCGGTCATACGTAGCCGGATAAGGTCGGCACGGCGATATACTTTCTTCGCTGATTCACCAGTTCCACCAACATCAACTGCTGCGGCACGAAGGTTCTGCTGGCGTACTTGTTTGCCTGCGTCTTGTGTCTGTGCTGTCTTAGCTGTACGGATCTGTTTAAAAGTAGACAAAAGCTCGTCTGCTGCTGTGAAATCATAGTTTGAGTGAGCCATTGCATACATATTTAAACGTAGCGGTGAACCCTTAACCCATTCAATGAACTCACCATCGTTAGCAATCTCAGCATAATCAGGATGTTTCTTTTGAAGCATCGACTGTGTTTGCATCGCTTGCATTTGCTGTGTTGCCTTTTTAGCGGCTACCACATCAGGGTGATTCTCAACTGCTTTCTGAACTGCCTTCTTCGGATCTTCAAAGAAATCAATCTCAGTTTCTTCATTTGGTTGTGCTTGTTCTTGTTTACCGGAGAGTTGCTGCTTAATCAGATCATCTGCGAGTCGTCGAACTTCTCCTACTTCCTGAGCTTGCCTACCAATGAGCTTTTCAGCCTCTTGGTGCATCTTTACAATGTCTTCAAAGTTCTTACCCTTGTATTTCTCGGGAACCTCGTTGACAACTTGTTTAACTTCTTCTACAGGAGCTTGTTTCTGTTCTTCGGCATCCAATTCACTGATTGAATCCAGTTCTTCATTTTCAATTAAAGCCATACCTAACCTTTCCTTGCCCCGTGGGGTTCTAAGGATTAAATTTAAAATAGATTCAGAGTTGTGCTTATACAGCGTTCTGTTTCTGCTCGATTGTGAGCTTTTCAGCCCTTACTCTTGACCACTTATCGTAGGCATCTGGGAAAGCTCCTGAGAACCCTTCCAGTTTGCTGCGAGGAGCAGCAAGAGCTTTGATAGCGTCCTTACCACAATGCGGACATACAATAGTCCGAACACTATCTTCTCTTAACGCTTCGGTGACATGGTTGTCAGCACATTTGAAGTCACTCATAATTTTCATTAAGTAACTCCTCATACACTTGCTCGCATGCTTCCTTACGTTTAAGAATCAAATCTAGAATGTCCAACTGTCCTAGTCGGTAATGTAATGATTGTTCGTCTTTCACAGTGCGAACATTAACTAGATTCTCTTCTATCTTTTTGAGGTCTTCTATCAACGATTTCCACCCATCGGTAGCCATCATTGCAAAAGAGTCCTCGTAATACTTCTGTAACTCTGGGGCCATTACGGTTATCCTTCGTTATGTTATTGTTTGTTTTTCATCATCTGAAGTGTTGCAATTCGCTCATTCGAGGCAATATCAGCAGCTTTCAGATTAACTTGTTTCTCTTTGAGCATCATGTCAGCCAGTTTCAAGCGTTTCTCAAAGTCATCACCGTTATCTAGGTTAGTAGCGGCACTTTGGATGACATCAATACGCATCTTCTCCGGCATTAACTGAGTCTCAACCTGTGTTTGTTGTGCTTCAGCACCGGATTTAGCAGCTTTAGCCTGTAAATCTTGGATTTGAGCCTGTAACAGGGCCATATCCAGTTGTTGCTTCTGCATCTGAGCTTGCTGAGCCTCTGGGTTAGGCTGACTCATCTGCTCAAGCGTCTGAATCAACTCACCACGGTTAGTCAACGAGCTGTTTTGCAAGATTCCCTTGAGGATCAGGGGCAGAACAGGAGTATTTGGGCCTAATGTCTGCAACAGAGCAATCATTTGCTGCTGTTCAAACTCACGAGCCAAGATACCAAGAGTAGCTGTAGGGATAAAGTTCATGTCCACTGAAGGATAACGCTCACTATCGAACTGCATATAGCGATAAGCAGCTTTGTTGATGAACGGGATCATGAAGTCTTCTTGGAAGTTACTAAGAGTACGTTTGTACTTCTTAATAATACCAGCCATCGCCATTGACATACCACCAGCGCCAGCGTCACGAGGGACGTTAGAAGGCATTCCGGCACTATCAACAGTACCTGTGGCTTGCAAGAGCATACGTTCAAAGTTCTGAGCAGCAGCGGCTGCATTACCATCTGTTTGACCGAACTTAAAGGGATACAGAATCTCAGCAGGATTACCGTTAGTCAGGATAGCTTTACCGGGCTTAATCTCGAACTTAGCACCACGAGGTAAGCGGGTAGCGTCCATGGCAATCATAGGAGCTGTTGTGAGGGCTAAGGAGTCCATATAAGCACGAAGCTGACCATCAATGGCCTTCTGCATGTTATACGCCTTCTCAACTGTACCACGACCCCAGAAGCGACCGGGAACCGTATCATCTTGGTAGGCCAAGATAGGACGATCCTTCATCATGTAAGGGTTAGCTTCTGCCTTGAGCAAGATACCATCGTTAGCAATAACGATAATGGCCTCTACCAAGTTGCAGTGCTCATCAGCATCCGAACCTTCAGGGAAGATTTCTTCGTATTCTTCTTCTTCGCCATCAGTCAGGTATTCACGAGGAACCAAACCGTAGTAAGTAACCAGTTTAACCTTGTCATCCTGATACTGCTTCAAGTCCTGTGTAGGCTCTAAGTCTTGATCATCGTAGGTAGAGCCAATATCCACACGCTTGTAGATACCGTTCTCAATGCCTTCAACAACCTTGTGCAAAGAGACATACTTCTCAACAGCAACACCCATAGCATCTTCGATAGAATCAGCGTTAGGGTCAATCAAGAAGTTCTTAGGGTTGACAGGCTTAATCTTGACAGCAACACGATCACTCTCTTTAACGCCGATAGCTGCTGTGTTAGCAATACCGGGAATAGCTTGAGTAGCTGGGGTGTATTCTTTCTCTGACTTAACGATGATCTCGCCGATACCTGTACCGTAGATTTCAGCCATCAGTTCGATGTGATCAATAGATTTCTTGATCTTGTCCTTCTTGAAGTCTTCCATCAACTGGTTCTTCAGATTCTCAACATCAAGAGAGTTACCGTTCACATCTTTAATATCATCTTCAATGTCAAAGAACTCGCCCTGACCGAAGATAGCCTCCATGATCTCAGCGTGACGTGTCTCCACAGCTTGCTGAGTGGCAGGGGAGATGATACGGCTACGTTCACTCTCACGGGTCTTGTCTTGGGAGTCCCACTGACCACGGAAAATACGCTCATATTCAAGCCACGTATCCATGTAGTTAGCATCCCGATGATCACGCCATCGAGTGATGTGATCAGTTACCCACGAGGTAAGTTCTTTCTCAGCCTCTGTAGGCTCATCGAACTGAGATTGTTCTAAGTTATCCATTGGAAACCTTTAAAGTTTTTTCCAGTCTTCAAAAGACAAACGATTAGCGC